TCACAGCACTGGTTCGTAATTGTGTAAACATGTTTGGTAGTCTAGGTATTGGTCTAGTCGCAACCAATCACACATACGCAAGCCAAGACATGTTTGATCCAGACGACAAGATCAGTGGCGGTCAAGGCTTTATCTACGCCAGTTCAATCGTGGTTGCCATGCGTAAATTGAAACTGAAACTCGATGCTGATGGCAACAAGACCACAACTGTGCAAGGTATTCGTGCTGCTTGTAAGATCATGAAAACTCGTTATGCAAAGCCGTTTGAAAGTGTGCAGGTCGAGATTCCTTATGAAACAGGTATGAGTCCATATAGTGGATTAGTCGACCTGTTCGAAGCCAAAGGCATGCTCAAGAAAGAAGGTAACAGCCTTGTCTACACTACCAAAGACGGCGAGATCATCAAGCAGTTCCGCAAGGCTTGGGAACGTAATGAGAAAGACGGCCTAGACATTGCCATGGAAGATATTTCCAAACATGGTGAAATTTCCACATCTGAGATAACTACTACAGTTGAACCAGACTTGGAGGAAGCACAATGAAAGAAGATTTAATCGCTGACCTGTGGCACGTGGTAATTGGACATATTCCTGAAAAACAAAGACCGGATGTGGCCACTGATTTTGTAAACACATTGCTTGACTACGGTATCAAAGAAAGTGTGTTAGACAGTTTGCAAGGAGTAGATCCTTTTCTTGACGAAGCTATCACATACGCCATCGACGGTGAAGAGATCGAAGAAGATGTAGACAGCTACGACGAAGAGGAATAAATGAATTGGTACGACAAGGTTAGTAAAGATATAAGCAACATTCCAGATGCTGCGGCCTATTATGAAGCTGAGTTAATCGAAGCAAAACAAGATGTCCGCATAGCGGGTAACATCGAGAAGGCAAGTTCGCAGATGCCCGGCATTGTGGAAGAACGCTTTAATCAACTTCAAGAAATTGAAGGTATCCTTGAATACTTAAATATTGAACTTCGTAGACTTCGCAGTCAACATTTTCGCAAGTATCTCGAAAATTATCAACGAGCTTTATCTTCAAGGGACTGTGAAAAGTTCGTTGAAGGTGAAGCTGACGTTGTAGACTTTGAAAAAATTATCAACGATTTCGCTCTTCTACGCAACAAATGGCTGGGCATTATCAAAGCACTTGACCAAAAACAATGGCATCTCAGCAACATTGTTAAACTACGAGTATCTGGACTAGAAGACGCCAGTCTTTAAATACTAGATAATATACGCAGATAAATATCTGCATGAAAATCGTTTTAATTACTGGTGGATTTGATCCCCTACATTCCGGGCACATTGCCTACTTCAAAGCTGCAAAAACTCTAGGAGACATGTTAATTGTTGGATTAAATTCTGACGATTGGCTTGTCCGTAAAAAAGGCGCGGCCTTTATGCCGTGGAACGAACGACTGTGCATCATCAATAATCTATCGATGGTTGACGAAGTTTATACCTTTAATGACGATGACGGATCAGCAAAACATTTTATTCAACAAGTGCGAGCACATTATCCCGATGCCAAACTGATATTTGCCAATGGCGGCGATAGGACCAAAGATAACATTCCAGAGATGGATGTTGTAGATTCCAATTTGTCATTTGTATTTGGTGTGGGCGGCGAAAATAAAATGAATTCTAGTTCGTGGATTCTTCAAGAATGGAAGGCTCCTAAGACCGGTAGGGCCTGGGGATACTATCGTGTCTTGCATGAACAAGGTCAAGAAGTCAAAGTCAAAGAACTTACGGTATTACCTAAAACCTGTCTCAGCATGCAACGCCATCAAAATCGAGCAGAACATTGGTTCGTGTCTGAAGGCATCGCTACAGTCTATACTGTTGACCAATCTACAGACATGGATCTGCTAGGTGAATTTACTCGATTTCAACATATACACATCAACAAGCATCAATGGCATAAGTTATGCAACGAAACCGATCAGCCTCTGAAAGTTGTAGAAATACAATACGGAGATCAGTGCATAGAAGAGGATATAGAAAGAAAATGATTCCAATTTTTATTGGGTATGATCCCCGAGAAGCCATAGCATACCATGTGTGTTCAAACAGTATTATTAGACATTCTAGTCATCCAGTGAGTATTAACCCGTTGGCATTGAACATATTAAAAGACTACGAAGAAAAACACACCGACGGTAGTAATCATTTTATCTACAGTCGCTTCCTTGTTCCACACTTAATGCAATATAAAGGTTGGGCAATATTCATGGACGGCGATATGTTATTGCGTGACGACATTGAAAAACTATGGGCATTAAGAGATAATTCAAAAGCAGTTATGGTTGTTAAACACGACTACAAAACTAAAATGTCTGAAAAGTATCTTGGTGCCAAGAACGAAGACTATCCTTGTAAAAATTGGTCTAGTGTGATACTTTGGAACTGTGGGCACCCTGCCAATGCTGTGGTTACTCCGGAGTTTATACAAAATGCCACTGGAGCACAGGTACATAGATTTACATGGCTTACTGACGACTTAGTCGGCGAACTTCCAGTAGAATGGAACTGGCTGGATATTGAATACGAGTGGAACCCTCAAGCAAAATTAGTTCACTATACCCTAGGAACACCTTGCTTCCATGAATTTTCAGACCAGGGTGATTTCTCCAACGAATGGCATAGAGAAAAAATTTACGTAGATTATTGTCTACAGCACGGTCTATGATCTTTTTAAGCAAAGACGGCAAAGATCCATATATTAACATGTTTGCACAGGGGTGCAACACTAGAACAACTTCAACTGAAGATTTTAATTACAACGACAGTATTGATCCTATTGTATTAAGAGGTATACTTAAGAAAAAGTGGATACACCAATGTTGGGAAGATAGTCGTGATTTCTATTATATAGACACGGGATATTTTGGCAATGAGAGAACTGATTCAAATCCCAATGGTTGGAAAAATTGGCATCGTATAGTAAAGAACAATCTACAACATGGCGAGATCGTGCCAAGAAAAGATGATAGATTTAAACATTTTAATAAAAAGTTTCAGCCCTGGAAGAAAGATGGAAGAAAGATACTAGTAGCGAAACCAGATGAAAAACCCATGCGATTCTATGACTACAATCTAGATATTTGGTTAGAACATACAGTAAATGAAATAAAAAAATACACAGATAGACCTGTGGTAGTTAGAGAGCGGGCACCTAAAAGATTAGATAGAACAGTTAACGATACACTAGAACAGGCCCTCAATGATGATGTATTTGCATTAGTTACATTCAACAGTGTAGCAGCTACAGAAGCTGTATTCCTTGGAATACCTGCATTTACTCTAGCACCGGCTAATGCAGCTAGTCCTGTTAGTTTGCAGGATCTATCTAAAATAAACGAACCTTACTATCCCGACCAAGATAAATTATATGCGTGGGCCTGTCATTTGTCATACGGGCAGTTTCATAATTCAGAATTGAGAAACGGCAAAGCCATGGAGATGTTATTAACATTATGAAAGAACTATCTTTAGAAGAATCTCTGGTCGTAGGGTCGAATCATTTTTGTACTACGGATATGTCCAACATTGATAACCCTATGGTTGTTCGTGGGGTAACAAGCAAAAGCGAAATAGTAGAGTGCAAAAAGACGAACAGAGATTTTTATTACATAGATACTGGTTATGTAGGTAATTTTCCAAGTGTAGGAAACAAGTCAGGTAAAAAATGGTGGCACCGAATTGTAAAAAATGATCTACAACATATTACCCCTCAATCAGTTCCCGCCGATCGATGGATCAATCTTCTTAACCAAGATCCTAGATTGAGTTGGAAAGGCTGGAAACCTTTTAATAAAAAGATATTATTGGTATTGCCGAATCCCAAAGCCTGTAGATATTTTGATATTGATTGTGATACATGGATTAAAGAAACTACTGAAAAAATAAAAACATATTCTAATTTGCCGATTGAAATCAGGGCGAAAGGATCAAGAAGTGAAAGGGGACATGGATATTCAATTTACGACGCATTTAATTCTGGAGTTTACGCCACGGTGTCATTCAACAGCATAGCATCATTGGAAAGTGTGCTATACGGCATCCCGGCATTTGTTTCGGTGCCTTGCGCAGCCAGCACTCTGGCATCTACCGATCTATCCACACTCGGAAATCCATTCAAACCTTCGACAGAAAATATAACCGAAATGTGTAAGACCTTGGCGTATGGCCAGTTCACCCAAGAAGAAATTACCAACGGTACAGCCTGGAAAATATTAAATCAATGAAATTACTAGTAAACGACAAAGAACTTGCACACTATCTTATCAGTCTGATAGATTTAAAAGATCATTGCGCACACATTGAGTTAGATGAGCGTAAAACTGCAGAAGCTATACACTTTATCATCGAAAAAAGAGATCATCATAAATTTGATATTGAAAAATTCCGTGATAAGTTTAAAGAAAAACTATGGCGGGGAGTCTCTGCGGATGCTATAGAATGGCGCAGTAAAGTCAACACAGTTTTAGAAAATTACAGAAAAAATTATTTCGGCCAAATACACAAAAAGGCTGAATACGTGATAGAAAAATTAGGTGCTGAAAATATCATTGACGCCTATATGAATAGTGATCAACAATATTTTATCAAAACCGTTGGACTACAAATTGATCCCACAGCAACTATGATTCGTCGCAGAGATTTCTTGAACAGCGCAGAAGACTGTCTATTACGAAACACAGTAGGCAATGAAAATATCATTGTAGATAAAATTGATAATCATCTTCCGTTCTGGTTCATAGATAGCGGGTATACTAATTTTGTTGAATCTAATAAAAAATGGCATAGGCTTACAAGAAATCACCTGCATTTTAATAATCAATTTGTTGCACCTGCAGATAGATTGAAAAATTTCACAGAATTTCCTAGACCTTGGCGTAACACTGGCAAAAAAATATTAGTGGTAGAGCCCGGCGAGTTTGCAGCCAGCATCATGCATGTAGATGTGGAATCTTGGACCAAACAAATCGTCGATGAACTGAAAAAACACACAGATAGACCTATAGAAATTAGATCTAAAACTAATAAGAAAACACGCACTAGTCTTTATCAAACACTGCTAGATGGAGACTACTATTGCACGGTTAGTATCAATTCAAACAGTGCTGTGGAATCTATCTGGGCAGGCATTCCTGCTATCACTCTTGACAAACATGTTAGTAACTCTGTTACTAGAAATAATCTAGCACAGATCAATGATTTATATTATGGCCCGCTTGGCGATTGGCTAGCATGGCTTAGTTATTGTCAGTTTACCTACAATGAACTCATGGACGGAACTGCATACAATATAGTAAAGGAATATCACAGTGTCTAACATCACCGCTGTGGCCTATTATGGTGGAATCCCGCCTACAAACAAGAATCCAGAAAAACCTTTGATCTTGGATAATTTTTTGCAGGGAGTGAAATCGTCCGGGGATCATGCCATTGCACACACTGGGATGAATGCTGTGCCTTGTGATGTAGCATTGATACAGGGGTTTGTTCACGAACATGGTAAATCGGCTCCTCATCTTCAATTGAGACAAGATGCCGTTGCATTGCAGAAAGAAAACAATCGGAGAAGTTTAATCGTAGACAGCAATTTGTTTTTATATGCTGATCCGAATAATACCAAAACCTATCTGAGATACAGTTTTGATGGAGTTTTTCCTACTACTGGATTTTACTTTGATCGAGATATCGATCCTGGACGTTGGCAAAAAATTAGTCACGATTTACGCATAAGTTTGCAGCCTTGGAGAACACAGGGAGAGCACATATTGATTTGCCTACAGCGACACGGTGGGTGGAGCATGGGTGGGCTAGATGTTCAGACATGGTTAGATCAAACTATTGCACAAATTAGACAGCATAGTAGAAAACGTCAGATTGTTGTTCGAACACACCCCGGAGATAAAAAAATTAAATCAATTTTAAAAATTTACGGCAAAGGTGTACGATTAAGTGTTAATGAAAGATTAGTCGACGATTTAAGAGGTGCATGGGCCACAGTAGTATACAACAGTAGTCCAAGCGTGGCTAGTATTATTGAAGGAGTTCCGGCATTTCTTACAGATCATAATCCACAGCGTAGTCAAAGTTACCAAGTAGCGAATACAGATTTAAGTCGATTAGAAAATCCCGAGATGCCCGAGAGAAAATCATGGATTGAACAGATATCTATGTGCCATTGGAATTTTAATGAACTTCGATCCGGAGAAGCTTGGCAATTTTTCAAACAGTATCTCTAACGCCAATACGCTTCTGTTCTTTGAACTTTTAGATCTTCAGGTTTACTACGACCTAATTTCTTTCTACCACCCTTGAGGTGATCCAGCCATGCGCCCCATTGGCTATTAATTAATGGGTGTCCTTCGCCCGACGTCATTCCTGGTGCTGGACGTAGGTCATGCAAGTGTGCTGCCCAATCTAGTTGTCGCATCTGCGGAAATTTTACTCGTACCGCATCAAACACAAAACTGTCATGCCACTCAGCTAACTGAAAAATTCCTTGTTCGGCTTGATCATAGACTCTTTGAAATTCTTTGAGAAAAAGTTGAATGTTAGGCGATCGTAGATTCATTGCATACAAACCACACTCTGAATATTTGCCCCTTCGACCCAGATAGCACAGCTCACTATCAGTGGGAATCATCTTGTATAGATCGGTCATGGTGATAGGACTGTGGCAAATAGTATCTGCATCCATCCATATTAAAATATCCGCATCTGTTTCTTTGACACAATCAAATATGGCATAAACTTTATGTGCAAATCTCACAGCATGCCATTTGAATCCTTTGCCTGAATCTTTTCTTAGAGATCTCACAGGATCCGCCGACACATCGCCGTTGGCCTTAGGCACATCTTTCCATGTGTTTTTAAAAGTCATTAGTTCTGCAACTTCTTCTAGACGTTTCAGTGTGACACGACTGTGATCACGGATCGCAGGGTTGCACTTTTCGGGATATAAATGAAGTATGACCTCAGTAGGCCAGTTCTCGCAGAAGGTGTTGATCATACGCTGTGCATATTTGTTAAGTCCGTCTTCGTGAAAGGTTGTTACTACTGCTATTTTCATTGTTGTTTTTCCCATACGTGAAATGCTCCTTGGAGACTGGTGCATCGCCACCCTGAATCGTATAACGGCGTTGATAGATCCCTAGGCAAAGCGTCGCCGCCTTCAATGAATATCAACGAATTATTTTTCTTCCAAAATGTTTGCAGACTTTCTAATTTAGAGATGTGTTTGATGTCAAAAAATACTGCCCTGACATTTACAATGCTATCTAATCTGTCAATGCTTTGTCTATAAATGAGATTTTTTGCTTTTAGTTCTGTGTTGTCTTCGTTCACAACAAAAATTGTTGAATATAAGTCTAACAGTTGTTCTAATTGACCAAATGCGGCACCAATTACCAACGCATTGTCTGCGTTTTTTGACAATTTACTCAGTCTTTTTTTAATCTTATTCATGATCTATAAATATATGGCAGTATTAACTACGTAGATTATTTATCAACATTATGCGCTTCAAA